TGGTAGAAGAACCGGTAGAAGAACTGGTAGAAGAACCGGTAGAAGGACTGGTAGAGTTGCAGTCTACAATGAAAGAAGAAGACAACAGAGGAGGACACAAAGGGGTGGGGGCTCGACTTGTGCTGGCAACACGAGTTCCGCATTAGAGCAGACCGGAGGAAGTTCATGTGGAGCTCATTTATCTAACTCACAAGTCCAAGGCGGAGGATCTAGAAGACGGGATGCCAGAAGAACCGGTAGAAAACCGGGTATACGGACTAACAGAAGAACTAATAGAAAACCTAATAGACGCACTGGTAGAAAACCTAGTAGACGCACTGCTAGAAAACCGGGTAGAAGAACTAGTAGACGCACTGATAGACGGACTAATAGAAGAAAAGAAATACGAGTTAGAGATTTATCGAAAAGAAAATTAAAAGGATCTCCTGGAAAATATGAATGTGTAAATGGATGTGATAAAAATAAAAAAGCTTATTTTACAGGAGAAGAACCAAGTCCCAAAGGAATTGGTTATTGTGCCAGATGTACACCATTAGGAGTTACTATGAAAGGTAAAGATGGAAATTTATGGGAAAATAAAAAGTATTCAAAGGGTAAGAGATGGGTAAAAGTAAGAGATGATATGGTTGGGGGGTATCTTAGAGCTGGAATATTTTAAACCCTTGAATAGAAAAAGCAATATGGCGATTCATTTAATACATTTTGAATTGTAGTTTCTTGAACAGATGTATCATTATGAATATTCCATTTTTTGGTATTATAATTATAACACATAGCATAATAATGACCACCGTGTAATCCTCCGCTATGGATACATACCCCTTTTAGTTTATAGTTCATACTATTTTTTTTAGAATTTACACAATATTTTTTCATATTAAGATATTCTGGAAATTCGATATGTTTATTTATCTTTCTATTTAATCTGAATTGTTTAATAAGTATAATTATTACAGGAGATAAATCCCAAAAATTTATTTTCTTTTGAGGGCATACCTTTTCACCACATTTATCACACTTCCATGTATTATCCATATCCAGGACATTCTGTTTTACAAATTCATCTAAGCAATCATAGAGATCATTGTAGTTATCTTCTAATGTTAATGTGATTGTCATAATTGGTTCATGATTGGTTGTAATGTAGTCACATTCGGGACAAGACGTAATTGATAAAAGTTGTGAATAAAATGTTTTAATGATATACGAATAATTACTTTCAAAAAAAGATTTCCATTCATTAATACCTTTTATTTTAAGGTTATCATAGTTAGTTTTTGGTTCTCCTTTAATAACGATATTTACTTTTCTTTTAATTGAGCCATGTAAAAGATCAATAAGTTTATTTAGAAAATCTTGACAGTCATTTTGATTAAAAGATTCAAAATATAATTTTTCTTTTTGACATCTTTTGATAAATTCAATAAGTATGTTTCTTGTGGATACAACACCTTCTTTATTATCTTTCCATATTTCTTTTTGAAGTTTCATTAATTCGGACATTAAATTATAATCGTTTTGAGGTGATTTCTTAGTACAATCAAGTGTGAAATTATCATTTTGATATGATAATTCTTCTAAATGACATATACATTGTAAAGCCGAATTCATATAGCATGTATTTCCTAAATTAGTAAAACCTTTACTCATTATGATTATATAATATTATTTCTTTTTTCTTTAAACAATTATTTATAAATTAGTTTCTGAACCCATAATCAAATTTAAGTATTTATAGTTAAATAATTTTATATGTATTAATATAAAATGGCAGAAGAAAATGTTAGTATGGAAGTTAATGAGGTTGAAGAGCCTGAACCCATTGAAGAGCCTGAGCCCGTTGAAGAGCCTGAACCAGCCCCCGTTGAAGAGCCTGAACCAGAGCCAGTTGAAGAGCCTGAACCGGTTGAAGAGCCAGCTCCCGTTGAAGAGCCTGAGCCAGTTGAAGAGCCTGAGCCAGCTCCCGTTGAAGAACCTGAACCAGTCCCAGTTGAAGAACCTGAGCCTGTTGAAGAACCTGAACCAGCTCCCGTTGAAGAACCTGAACCGACTCAGGGAAGTGAAAATACTTCATTAGCATCTTTAGTAGATGTTTTATCTAAATGGAGTAATAATGAAATATCTAGAAGGATTGTTAGTGATAAATTAAAGGAAAGTAAATTAACTGATGAAAATTTAGACAATCTTGAAAAGGTTATTGAAATATTTAAAAAATGGACAATTAGATCGATTGATTTTGATGACTCATTCTCTAAAATTAACGATTATACATTGGAATCTGAAATAATTATAAATGAAAATAGAGAAAAAGTATTAGAAGACTTAATAGATTTAACTATTAAATGTTCGGAAAGAAAATACAATAAAGAACAAATATTAAATATTTTAAATAATCTTTAATTTTATTTTTATAAATATATATTTTTCATAATTTTAGTATAAATAATACTTTAATTCGAGTAGGCAAGACCACCCATACCGCTCATAATGCGAAGTACATTATAATTAACAGCATATACATTATAATTATCACTAGTGTTGGTAGCTATTAATTGAGCATTATCAATGCGAGAGAAGTTGCATGTTCCTGATGGCTGGTGTTCTTCAGGTTTGAGAGCAAATGAATATACAGCAATACCATCAGTGTGAAGATTAGAACCATAACCAGTGTGGTGTTGCCATACCTGAGCACGTGTAAAGTATTTAGTATTTCTTTCCGAGAAACGATCATGACCATTTAACTTAAGTATAAAAGTTCCATCACCAATAGGTTCTTCAGAACCAACCTTAATAACATCTGAATTCGTCGTGAGGGCAATACTGTCCGGGAGTTGTTTAGACCAAACCAATTCTTTAACTGGGTGATTAAAGTTAAGAGTCATTGTTCCCCCAGAACTGTAAGCTGCATGCTGGACCTGTTCAATTAAGTATTCGTGAGAAACTTGAGCAAATCTACGTCTTTCATCGGTGTCAAGGTAGATATAATCGGCCCATAATTTGAATGATGTTGTCGTGGTTGCGAGAGAGGTTTCGGCTACGAGGGCGGAGGGGGCGTTGTCCGCATCATATCCAAGTAACGCTCCAATGCCTTCAAATGTAATTTTTACTTTAACTTCGTGATATTGAAGCGCAATAAGAGGTAAAGCAAGACCAGGATTTCTACAGAACCAGAATTGAAGAGGAACAAAAATTTTACCTGAAACTTCAGCCGCCGTCGTGGCGTTGAGATTCGTACAAGTAAATGCTCCTCTGGTCGTGGACGAATCAGCTTCCATAGTTTTTGCCCCTTGACCATTACCAGACATTTTATCAAAAAGAGTCCTTGAACCCGATGCCTCATCGCCGTTGCCTGAGGGAGTGCCGGCGCCAGCAGTTCCAGTTGGATTATCTTCAGTTAACTGAGACCATACTGACATCCAATGACCATAGTGTCTATCAATTCTTTGACCACCAATTTCGAGCTCAACATCTTTCATTAAACGATTACCATAATTAGCAGATGTAACGAGTTCCTGCTTCTTGCCGTCAAGTGTGTCTGGCGCTGTATAAGTTAAATCATGTTCTAAGTACATTCTGTGAACGAGATCACCGTTTCTTGAGATCGTCGCAGTAACAGATTGACCAAATCCTTCAGTTCCGTTAAAGGTTTGTTCGATGGCTTCCATCGAGAAGTTAGTGTGTCTGCGGTAGACAACTTTAAAGAAAGTAATTTGGGGATTACCCGTAAGGTAGATATCCTGAGCACCATAAGCGACAAGTTGCATTAATCCTCCTCCCATTGTTTTTTATACAATATACTTAGAAAAAAAAATAAGATTTTTTATTTTTTAATGAAAAAACTTAATAAACGATAATTAATAGTTTACTTAAAAAAGAATAATAATAATAATAATAATAATAATTTAGTTAGAGTACGCAAGGCCACCCATACCGCTCATGATGCGGAGGACATTGTAGTTGACGGCGTAGCAAACTCCACCAGAGCCAGCACGGTCGGCGCTGTTTGTAATGACAGCATTGTCAATACGAGAAAAGTTACAAGTTCCCGAAGGTTGGTGTTCTTCTGGTTTGAGAGCAAACGAGTATACACCAATACCATCCGATCCAAGGACAGAGCCATATCCAGTGTGATGTTGCCATACTTGAGTACGAGTAAAGTATTTCATGTCACGCGCACTAAATCTTTCGTGGCCATTAAGTTTGAGTCCCCAGTTTCCTCCACCAATGTTGGTGGCTCCAACCCCTTTAGCTTGAGTTCCAATAGAGAATATTAATTCTTTAACTGGGTGATTAAAGTTAAGTACGATATCCTCTTTCTTTCCAGAGCCCCCAGTAAAAGATTGTTCTTGGACTTGTTCAATCAAGTATTCATGGGAAACTTGAGCAAATCTACGTCTTTCATCGGTGTCAAGGTAGATGTAGTCGGCAAATAATTTAAGGTCTGAACCACCCAAGAATTCGGTTGAGCCAGAACAAGTAAGGACTACTTTAACTTCGTGATACTGAAGGGCAATTAAAGGTAAAGCAAGGCCAGGATTTCTGCAGAACCAAAATTGAAGGGGAACAAAAACAGTGTCTACTCCCAAATTATCCGTCGACGTGCCGGAACCTGGAACACCACCGGATCGAGACATAAGTTGATATTTAGTGCTGTTACCTGGTCCTAATGTTACAACATTACCAGCCGTAGCGTTGCCATTCACCGTGGCCCCAGTTAAACCCGTGGGGTTAGGTTCAGTTAATTCGGCCCAGGTTTCCATCCAGTGTCCGGTATGTTTGTCAATTCTTTGACCACCAATTTCAAGTTCAACGTCATCAATAAGACCATTTCCATGATTTGCTTTCAAGCTCGCCGTGACGGCGAGAGTTTGCTGTAAGTACATTCTCGATACAAGGTCACCATTTCTGGAAACTGTTGCTGTTATACGGTTTCCAGCGCCAACGGTTCCGTTCCAGGTTTGTTCGATGGATTCCATCGAGAAGTTAGTGTGTCTGCGGTAGACAACTTTAAAGAAAGTAAT